GTGATGGATGCGATGGACGTGACGGAACTGATGGACTGGCGCGAGCAGGCGCGCCTTCGTAACGGCGTGGAGGAGTGATGGATTTAAAGCTCAGCGTATTGCTCAGTGCGATCGATCGCGCCACCGCGCCTTTGCGGGCGATCGCCGGAAGCTCGTCCAATACCTCCAAGGCGTTGCGCGAAACGCGGCAGCGCCTGAAAGAGCTGGAAAAGGCACAAGCGGATTTGAAGGGCTTCCGTGACCTCAAGGCCGGCACGCAGCAGCTCGCGGCACAAATGAATGCCGCACGCACGCGCGCGACCGAGCTGGGCAAGGCGATCGCTGCTACCACCTCTCCGATGCGCGCACAGCGGCGCGAGTTCGACGCCGCAAAGCGCCAGGCTGAAACACTCAGCCGTCAATACGTGACACAGACACGGCGCTTACAGCAGATGCGCGAAGGGCTCGCTGCCGCCGGCATCCATACACGCAACCTGGCGCAGCATGAGCGCCAGTTGCGCGACGCCGTCGCGGCCTCCACCAAGCAGATGGATGCGCAGCAACAGCGCTTAAAACAGCTCAGCCAGCAACAGCAGCGCATGGGCGCAGCGCGCGAAGCCATGACGCGGACCCAAGCGATGAGCACGCACATGGCGGTGGGCGGTGCCGCCGCGATGGTGACCGGCCAGCATGTGCTGGGGGCGCTGAGTCCCGCCATGCAGGAAGCCAAGGCGTTCCAGACACAGGTCGTGCAGTTGCGCGCGATGGGTGTGGGCGACGCCACCGTGACCGATGCGATCAAGTTCGCGCGCGGCATGGACATCATGGGTACCAGTGCCACCGAAAACCTGAAGCTCCTGAAAGAAAGCTACGGCGTGTTGCGCGATATGCACGAATCCGAACAGGTCGCGCCGTATCTGGCACGCATGAAGTTCGGCATCGAAACCGTGATGGCCAACGCGGGCCACGGTGACGGTCACGGCACCAATGCCGAAGCCATGTTCATGGACCTCTTGAAGGTCGCGGAACTCCGCGGCGCAGCGAAAGACCCGGCGCGTCTCAAACAGGTGCTCGACTTCGCCACACAGGCCTATGTCGCCTCCGGCGGCCTGGTGAAGCCGGAAGACCTGCTCAACATGATCAAGACCGGTGGCATCGCGGCGAAGCAGCTCGATGACACCCCATTCTTCTTTGGCATGCTGCACACGATGCAGGAAATGGGCGGCCATCGTGCCGGTACCGGCCTTGCGACCGCCTACCAGAACTGGGCCGCAGGCCGCACCACGCAGCAGTCGGCCGAAGAACTGGTCCAGCTAGGACTGATCAAGCCCGGCGCGGTGAAATATGGCAAGACCGGTCACGTCACCAAGCTGCTGCCCGATGCGCTCAAGGAGGGCGACCTCTATCGCACGAACCCGTTTGAGTTCTTGATGACGCGCGTCGTGCCGCGACTTAATCCCAACGGCACGCTCAACGACCAACAGGTGATCAGCAAGATCAATGCGCTGTTCTCCGGCCGCAAGGGCGGCGACCTGTTTGCCTCGCTTTATCTGGAACGCGCGAATATTGCCAAGCACTTGGCCGCCGCACCGAAAGCCTACGGCGTGAATGCGCTGTATGACGAAGCGAAGCAAACCGCTGCTGGCCAGGAAGCCGAACTGCTCGCGCGCAAAGCCGATCTCTACCGCGAGCTGGGCACGCAGTTGCTGCCGGTGTATGTGGCCGGCCTGCAAAAGCTCACCAGCGCCGTGCGCCAACTCACCGGCTGGAATCAAAGCCATCCGATGTTGGCCAAGGGCATCCTGATCGTGGCCGGAAGCCTCGGCGTGCTGATGACGGTCATCGGCGGTTTGATGGTAGGGTTGGGCGGCCTTGTCGGCCAGTTCGCACTGCTGCGCTTTCTGATGCGCATGGGCGGCTTCACGCTCAGCGGTGGCGGTACATCGGGACTTGCACGCCTGTTCCCATTACTCATCAGCGGCGCACGCGCCGCGGCGGTGGCAGTGCTGGGCTTGAGTGCACCGATGCTCGCGTTGATCGCGCTGATCACGATCGCCGCGATGATCGTCTACAAATACTGGGAACCGATTCGTGCGTGGCTGGAAGGTGTGGGCCAAGGTATCGCGCAAACGGTGGGGCCAGCGTTCCAACACCTCGGCGCGGCACTGCACGATGTCTTTGCACCGTTGGGCTCGATGCTCGCCACGATCTGGGGTTGGCTCTCGCAGCTTTGGCAACCGTTCGAAGCGACGAACCAGCAGCTCGATGCCGCACGGCAAAACGGCATCGCGTTCGGCACGCTCGTCGGCAATGCCATCGCGGGTGTGATCGATGCCATCACGCTGGCTGTGCGTGCGTTTGTGTGGCTGGGTGAAGCGATGGGCACCGCGGCCGGCTGGGCAGTCACACACTGGCAGCCGGTCAAAGCGTGGTTTGTTGATATGTGGCAAACCATCGAAAACGCCGCGCGCAAAACACTGGATTGGATCGCCGAGAAGCTGCAAGGCGTGCGCGACCTGATCGCACGCATTCGTAGCGTAGGCAACAGTCCGACGCCGGCGGGCGGTGTACCGATTGAATGGATCATGCCCGGCGATCGGGAACGCGCGCGCCAGGTCGCCGAAACGATCGGGCGCACACCCTTGCCAGGCCAGCCAGGTACCACAGGCCAGGGCGCGATCAATATGGCGAGCCCGATGGGCATACGCACTGCTGCCGGCAACACGTACCAGGTGCACATCGACGCGCGCGGTGCGGAACCGTCACAGGTGAAGCGTGCGGTGCAGGACGCGCTCAACGATCACGCACGGGCGCAGCGGGTGCGTGCGAATTCCGCGTATCACGACGAGGACTGACATGGCCGGTTACACCTTGATGGCCTTCGGGCCGTTCGCATTTGGCATGCAAACCGCCGCCTACGACGAACTGCGCCGGCAGATGCAGTTCAAGCACGGCGCCGCCGTGCGCGTAGGTGAACGCGACAACTACCAGTACCTCGGTGCAGGCGAGGAAATCGTCACGTTGAGCGGTACCGTGGCGCCCGGTATCACCGGCACACTCGCGTCCATCACGCAGTTGGAGACCATGGGACTCGGTGGCCAAGCCTATGTGCTGGTCGATGGCGCCGGTTACGTGTATGGCGTGTACTTCATCCAGAGCCTGGAAACGACGCAGCGCTACTTGTTTCCCGATGGCACACCACGCCGCGTGGATTTTGCGTTGACGTTGTGTCGTTCGGACAACCTGCCCGCCGATGAGCCGGCCAACACGGGAACACGCTGATGGCCAGCGAACGCAGCGCGATCGTGCGCCCGGTCTTCAAAGTGGTGGTCGGCGGCATGGACGTCACGCGTCGCCTGGAATCGCATCTCAGCAACATGACGTTGATCGCGTGCCGCGAGGATCACGCAGATCAACTCGAGTTGGAATTTGAGGACACCGCGGGACGCATCTCGATGCCGCGCAAGGGCGTGAGCATCGAGGTGTCGCTCGGCTTCGACACGTCGGGCATGTGCCTGCAGGGTTCCTACGTGGTGGACGAGGTGGAACATCGCGGTGCTCCCGACACCATCACCGTGCGTGCGCGCAGCGCGCGCGTGTCTGGACCGTTGGCCGTGCGCAAGGAACGCAGTTGGAGCGGAACCACGGTGGGCCACATCGTCAGCGTCATCGCGGGCGAGCACGGATTGAAGCCGCGCGTGTCCGACAAACTGGCGAGCGAGCCCGTTTCGCAGCTCGACCAAACGGAAAGCGACATGGCATTGTTGCGTCGCCTTGGCAAACATTGGGATGCGGTGGCGACGGTGAAGAACGGCTGCCTGGTGTTTGCACCCATTGGCGAGGCGAAGACCGTCAGCGGCACGTCGCTACCTGCCATCACCCTGCGGCGGGGCAACGGTGATCGTCATCACTTTCAGGAGATCGATCGAAGTGCCTACACTGGCGTGCGAGCGCGCTGGTATGACATGCACGGTGCACGCGGTCACTTGACGCTCGCCGGCAAGAACGGGCACGTGAAGATCCTGCGTGGTGATTTCCCTACGGAGGCGGACGCCAAGCGTGCCGCCGAGGCGGAGCTGGCACGCGTCAAGCGTGGCGCAGCCACGTTCACGCTGGATCTGGCCATCGGTTGCCCAGACATCTTTCCCGAGATGCCGGTGAAGCTCGCGGGCTGGCCGGAGGCGATCACTGCTTACGAGTGGATTGTGGCAAAAGTCACGCACAAGTTGGATGGCAACGGCGGCTATCTCACCTCGTTGGAATTGGAAAACCGCGCTGGTGCGAGCGGTCATATTGCGACAAATGAGGACGATGACACGAACGGCTACAACGCCGCTGACAACAGCGACATTTCTTTTAAACAATCCTGACTTCCAAGGAATCAAAGCTACATTTAAGAATAATTATTAATTAATTCAAAAATATATTCACGGCCAAAAATATTAATTAAATCAATATCACTCATGGATTCACTAATAAATAAATCTTCCATTCGCCGCCTATTAACAAAACAATCTCGCGTATCCTGCGAAACCTCACTCCAGGGATTTTTCCCGTCAAATGCGAATACCCCCAAAGACACAGGATCCGTTTGGTAGGCAACCCATCGCAATGACGAATCAACAATAATATACCCGTAATAGTTGCCACGCTCATGCATCGACTTAGTAAGGTCGATAATATTTTTCTCCCAATTCTCATCCGGCGCAAAAATACTCAAAACCTCCCGAGTCTTTGAAGAAAAAACGGCAACCGGGAGAAGGGTCCCCACGCTCATTAGCACCATCTCTCTTATGGCACAAATCAACTCATCAGAAGTAGTGATGTCTGCATCAAAAAAAAGATGATTTTTAAATTTT